CAGCACTTCTCATCTTGCTTGCACTCATACCCATTGCCCCCTCAGCGTCTGGATCTCTTTCACCAGCTGACACTACGTTAATATTCTTAAAATTATAATATCCGTGTCTGCTTTGTACATCATTATATTTTTTTAAAATGGTATCAAACTCTCTTACTCGGTCACTACCAACCACCATTGTTATATCGGCGTAATTTTGTTTGTATAGTTTTGTTGCTATATCCAAAATCATATTGGTAGTATTAATCTCTATGTCTCTAGCATATCTAGGAAACATCTTTTTCATATAGCTTAATTTCTCACTAGGACTTAATGGGTTCTTTTTATTATCTTCTGACCTACTAATATAAATTTTATGTGTGTCAGCTCTAATCCCTTTAACTTTATTAATAAGCTTTTCGTGTCCTATTGTCGGAGGGTTAAATCTACCAAAAGTAAACGCCATATGCTTTTCAGTAATAACTTCTTCCTTGATTTTACCTAATGATTTAATCTCATCATCTGTTACCTTACCATCATCTAATATCTCTTTAAGTTTCTTATAAAGTTTTTGATAATGATATTTTTCTAGGTATTTGTAAATAACATTTTTAGGAAGTTTGTGTTTCTTACCAAATTTTCTTATTTCTTCTGGTGACATATCATTACCGAAGGCAGCTTGTCTGTCTTCTAACGATTTATCTCCTATTTTTACTAATATTTTAATACTCTCTTCAATCTCTTCTAACTTTTCATTTATTAATTCTTGCAAGTCTGCAACATCACTTGGTTTCAAACCTGTAAGTTCTTGATAGTCAATCAGGTCTCTTTGTAATTCTCCTGTAACCACATCAATTTCTTGTACCTTTTTTTGGAATTCTTTTTCGTATTGTGTTTTATCAAACTCATCACCTGTTGGTTTTCTTATCCAATCATTTGCTTTAATGTCAAATATACCATCAGCCATATTATCATTTTTCTTTTTTAATTCTGGATCGGTAATAACATAATAGTTAATTGGATGTTTTGTACCTGGTACCAATTTGCCATTTATATTCTTTAAAGTTTTGGCAATTCTTAATCTTACTTCGTCTCTCTTTGCCTTTGGTACACCAAATAATACATTGATATCCAAATCAGCGTCATCACGGTATCTCTTTGTAAGAATAGAACCAATTAAACTATGCTTAATTACAGGTGCCTCATCATTGAATTTTTTAAGCTGATCATTAATCATATCCAAAACTACCTTTTTAAGTTTTGGATTTGGAGTATCAGCTTTATCAAATACACCTTGCGAGTATGTTTTTCTAGGTATATCAATAATTGATTCTTCTAAATGTTTTTTAAATTGTTTCATCTTTTTCTACTTGCCATTTCTCTTGCTATCCATCTTTTTGCAATATGACTTTGTATAGGTGCTTTCATTTTCTGTCTCACTATTTTGGATGCTTTACTCATTGTTAAAGTTACCAATTCAGATTCAGATTTATTATTATCTACAATAATAAAATTTGACATACCAAATAATCTTTGAAATTTACCCATATTACTTTGTACCGTTTCCCAAGATTTTACTAAATAAAATTCTGGTACTTGTCTGCTTCTAGTTTTGTTTCTTTCTTTTGCCACATCTAAACTTGTATTAACAAATATCATATAACAATCATAACCTAATTGTTTTAATAAAGATACTTGAAGGTGTATAATACTATAATCTCTACCCGTTGCGTCAACTACCATACCTAATCTACCTTGTACATAGGAATCTATTTGTCTTTTTGTTAATGCTTTAGCTCTACCTCGAATCATATCTCTAAAATATTGTTCACTATCTGGCATAGATAAAGATAAATTAACTTGTTTTAACATTCTTTCAAAATGTACATCTGAATTTACTAACTTCATTCCTAAACCAGCAGTAACCGAATTGGTTACAAAAGTTTTACCTGAACCAGGTCCACCTGCCAGAAAAAAAGCTTTAAATATTCCTGGATCGTAAACACCTTCTGTTAATATCTGACTATAACTTTTCATTTACCATCCTTTAGGCAATGTAAAATTTGCCCTACTAAAATCTAATCTATCTACCAACTTAACAGCACCTGCAACTCTATCAACTGCAACATATCCTTCAGGAGAGGTTACTCTATAACCATCTTTTGTTCTTATAAAATGTCCAATACTGGATATCTGTGCCAATTTTTGTATCAATGTGTTCTTACAATTTGCTAAACTTATATGACTTGCTATTGCAAAATACAATGATGACTTATTCCTATCTATAAATTTTAAACCATCTGCTTTTGCTTTAATATATTGTGATTTACCTTTATCAGTTTTTCTTGAGTCTATTTCTTGTTGCAACATATTTTCATAGTAATCTCTAAACATTTCTTGCATTTGTTTTACTTTACCCATATCACCTTTTGTATTTTTAATATAATAATTAAAGAAACTTTTTAATCTAAAACCTACTGATAAAGGTTTACTTGAATTCTTTTCCATTTCATTTAATATTGCTGTGGCTTTATATAAAGAACCTTCTGCCATTCTTATTTGTGCGTCAAATCTATTTAAATCTCCTTTACTAAATGTTGAGGTACCAGATGTATCTTTATAAGCAGCGTCAGCTAAAAATATAGAAGATGTACTTGACCTGCCTGATATGGTTCCATAACCAGCAGATAATCTATTCATACTTTTACCACTATAAGATGTATGAAAAACTATTCCTATTTTTGCTCTTCTTATTCGTCTGCCAAGGTCCGAACCAGCTGGTACTGCATATGTAATTGTATTAGGTGTAAAAGTTATCATACTTTCACCATTAATTTTGTCTCCTGATAAATCACCTTTAGTAAATAATAAATCACCTTGTAAGATACCTTTGATACCTAACTTTGGTAATTCTCTTAAACATACTTGTAATTTATTAACCAGGGGGCCATTATGGTTTCTACGGATATCTCCTGTAGAATAATTGATTTTTGGATTTACATTGAAGACTGATTTGGTACCGACAAAGAATTTGCCGTTTTCTGGATTGATTCCACATATTACAGCAGGCGCACCGTCCCACTTAACAGACATATTAAGTTTTCCACCTGTATTACCTGCTAGCATATCTCTTACTGCTTTTAAGAAATTTACAGCATTATCACCGCCTTTGGAACCTCTATTGATTATGTCATCTTCTAGGTGTTCTAGGTGGGTGTTCGTAGTTTTTGTGAAAAACCCTTTGAAACTAAAAAATTCGTTTAACATTTTTCCTCATTTTATCCATTAATATAATATCACTTATTCCATTAACCACTCATACTACTATTTATACTAAAATATTTTTATAAAAGGGCCATTCAAATTACTAAATTCTTTTTTTGCTCCATAGTATAAAGTTTCCAACCATTCTTCAAATTTTCTTTTTCGGTCTATTTTCATATATAAATCAATAGTTCTTAAAGCGTGTAGTTTTGAGTATATTCTACCTAGTGTATTTCTATCTTTTTCAAAGTTTCTTAAACCTCTTTTTAAGTTTTGTTCAAAACTAGATTTTGCTGTGCCATATGTTAAAGGAGCGTCCCAATTAACTTTTTGTCCTGCAATAGTTTTATTTTTTATTCTATCATAAAAATTTGCCCAAAAATCTATTTGTTGATTAGTAAATTTACCTGATATTGTTATCATATTATCTTTTACTACCGAAGGAGGCATTTCAAGATTTAATTTAGATAGAAAAGGTCTTAAAGCTGCTACGGAAGATTTACCTAATTTTGCACCACCACTTTTTGGTGTTATGTCAGTTTGAGGACCAGTTGTTGGTTGAGAGTATCTAAAACTTCTAACTTGTAAAGCATATTCTTTATCGCCTGCAAAAAATCTTAATGAAAATTCTCCTGTATCAAATAGAGGTGGTTTCTCCATATCTAAATCACAATACAAACTATTTGCTTTTAATTTAAATTTTAATTCTTTTTTATTACCTAAATTTGCCTCTTCTACTCTTGCTACTTTATCAGTTTTATTTAAACCTTTTAGTGAAATAGGTATCATTGATTTATTAAGTAATCTTTTTTGCATAAGTTTATTTAATTTTTCCAACTTTGCGTCATTATCTTCACCACCAGATAACATTTTTTTAATTTCTTTTTCTACTTTTAACTCTTCACCTTTTTTAACCATCACAATATCCATAGGATTCCATTTATCTTTAGTAGAAACTCCCATATCCCTAGCCGCTTTTTCTAAAAAAGGCATAATACCATTATCTCTACTATAAAGATAACCTTTGTGATTACCCAAATATTGTTTTAATGCTTTTGCTTGTAATTGAAAATAGTAATACCATAACGCTGGCATATTTGGATATGCTTTTTTCTCCACGAATGCTATCGTTGGTTCTTTACCTTTTTCTATTAATTGCTCGAAGAAAACTCTTGAACCGTTTTCTTGCATTTTTGTATCTTTTGCTGAAGCCATACTACTATTTATATACTAGTAGTTATCGTTAGTCAAGCCATTATCTTACGGTATTAATACAAAGGAATTTTGGTATGCCACCATTAACTTGCCAGACCTTATTCTTATTCTGGAATTTGACTAATGCTGAAGCATCCTTTTCAAAGAAATATACGGCGACTACCTGTTTGGTAGGGTATTCAATAACTTTCCATAAAATATCTTTATTCTTTTTAAACATACGCTTACGGTAAGTTAATGGTGTATTTCCATTTCTATTACCTGGTCGTCTGTCGCCTCTATGGAACCTTGTTTTATTTTTATATCTTTTTCTCATACTTTAAATTCAGAAAACTTATCGTACATATCTTCTGGCTTTTCTTTCTCTTCATCCGTTTGGTTAGCGTCCACTATATTCTGAGCTTTGTTTTCAACATCATACAATCTCATTTTAGACCTATCTACACCAACAATAAATGCCCTATTAATACTCGGGTCATTATATCTATTCTTTAATTGTTTTATTTTCATTTGAGATAGAGCTTCTAACTCTTCATTTGAAATAAGAGCAAACATAAAGTCTGCTGTTGCTGGTAATCCAAAACTTTCGGATGTATCTTCTAAACCAATATCAGTTGACACAAAACCTGCTCTATTGGTTTGTGTTGCACTAAATATCGGCATATTAAATTCTACTGCAAGACCTCTTAACTCTTCAGCAATGGATTTAACCATTGTATAAGTGTTTATATTTGCACCTCTAAATCTTGCTGATGTACATATGTTTAAATAATCTATAAACAATACATCTGGTTTAAAACTTTTCTTTAATGCTAATTCATTTAACAATGCCCTAAAATGTCCTGCGTGTGCAGCTGCTGTAGGGTATTCTTTAATGATTAATTTACCTGCTGTCTTCTCATTTAATTTTTTAACTTTATCATCATACAATTGTTTTGGCATAACGTGTAAATCTTCCATAGAAACATCTAATAAGTTAGCGTCTATTCTTTCAGCAATTCTTTCTTCTGCCATTTCTAAAGTAATGTATAATATATTCTTACCTTGTAATAGATAAGATGAAGCTGTATGACACATATATAAAGACTTACCAACACCTGTACCTGCTAGACAAATATTTAAAGTCTTTGGTGGTACACCACCTTTGGTAATCTTATTCATATATTCTAAATCAAAATTAAATCTCTTTTCTTTTGTATGGTAGAAATCAAATCTTGATTGAGAGTCTTCTATATAATCGTGACCAATATGAGTATCAAAAGATACTGCTAATGCGTCTGATAAAATGGAAGGTATAGCTTCGGGTGTTCTTTTAGGGTCTTTCTTATCTAATATTCTGATACCACTTAATACTGCATTGTGAACAGCACGGTCTTTACAAAACTTTTCAGTTGTATCTAACAACCATTCTTGGTCAACATCTTCTTTATTTAAAGTATTAACTAATTCTTTAACAGCTTTATAATCATCTTCTCTTACATCTTTTCTGTTATTAAATTCTATGATAATTGTTTCTTTGGTAGGAACATTTTTATATTTTAAAACAAACTTCTCTATTTCTCTAAATAAAATCTTCTCAATGTTGTTTGTAAAATACTCTTCTTTGATAAAAGGTAATGCCTTACGGACATATGGTTCATTGAAAAACAAATTTCTTAATATGGTTATTTCAATTCGCTCATTCATATACAACCGTTCCCTCTTTCATTTGTTTATCCATAATTTCTACTAATACGTCTCCAATATAATCTATAAACTCTTGATTGTCAAGCAAATCAAAGTCATTTGGATTCCTCATAATAGTGTAATCAAATTTTAAAGGCATTTCACCTTTCTTATTTTCTTTACCTGCAAAACCGACCTTGCCATATTTGTATATAACATCTTTAAACTTTTCGCAAGTGAGCTTAATACAGGTATGGTCCTCTTTATCGTTTTGTGCGTAAACGTATTCGAGTTTATTCGGTACCGTAGGAGAATTTCTTTTTGGTATGTTCATCAATCTTTTTCAATACTTCCTTTGTAAAATATTTTTCAGGATCATTATAGATTTGTTTACCAAATACTTTTGAACCATCTGGCATTTCATATCTTGTTGATACCTTTTTAAATAAATCTATTTCTTCTGCTAATTCTAATAAACCATAATATTTGTCTAACCCTTTATCATAGGTTAACATAACATCTATCATAGCATTCTCTTTTGTTATTCTTGATTTATAATTTTTACAATGTATAATATTACCAACTACTTCTGTTCCATCTTTTACTTTTTTCTTGGAAAGGTAGATGATTGATGAAGCAGCGTATTTCAGACCTGAACCGCCACCCATTTCTTTTTGTGGGAACATTGAGCCAATCACATCATAAGTGTGGTTGGTCATTATCATAGGCACATTTGCTTTGCCTAATTTAAGTGTTAAAACTCTAAATGTAGATTTGACTATTTGACTTCTAGTCATATCTCTTGTCTCTTTACCTTCTGCTGTGTCGGTCATTTCTTTAGTTGTAGATAACATACCTAAACTATCTAACACGAACATTAAAGGTTTTCTTTTTGATTCGTCTTGTTCTAAATATTTGTCAACTATTTTGATTGCTTGTGCTCTGAATTCTTGTACGGTTGCAACTGGAACAACTACAACTCTTTTACTATCTAAACCTCTCTTCTCAATTAACTCTCTTGATACGGCATTTTCTGATTCGAAATACACCACACCAGCTTCTTTATTAGTATCTAAAAAATTCTTACATATACCTAACGCAAAGAAAGTTTTACCTGTCATAGCTTCTCCTGCGATAGCAGTTATTCTATTACCTGGTAAACCTCCATAAACACTAGCGGATAGTAAAGCATTGAAAGCGTAGGAACCTGTGTCAATAAAAGTTGAAACATCAGCAGCGGTTACTCCTTCACTTGCTAATGTAGCATATTCATTTCCAGTTTCTTTGATTATATCTTTTAAAAAATCACTCATTTTTATATTATTATCTCCTCATTATATACCAATTATTTATTATTGTCAAGCTTTATCGTGTAACCATTTAGCCTTGACTACTACAGGTTTTCCTTTTTTCATATGTTCAATTTGTTTAGGGCCTGGTTCTTTTTCCCACTCGAATCTATATGTTGTGTCTTCTGGTACCCAACCTACTTGTGGCTCTTCATAAGCCTCTTCAGGTAATTTAACCCATAACGAATCAAATAACTCTTCAGCACTCATCATACCAAATTGATTATATATCTTACCTGTCATTTCTTCTGTTAGATGACGTAACCTTTCTTTATTGTATTCCTTCTTTCGTTGGAAATCCCAATATGGTCCTAGGTCTTCATAACTTTTCTTTGTAATTGTCATTATCATATTATTTATTATAGATGTAATGTTCCTTCTTGTCTATCATTGTTGTATAATAATGTGGTAAACTTCTTATTAAGTTTCTATACTTCCTAAAACCTATAGATTTACCCCAACCCATATAGTCCCTTATTTGACTTATAGTTACCTGTTTATTATCTTTTATAAACTTTAATAACTTTTCTCTACTTCTTGACTCACCCATAATATCTTTTTTAATTACAGATAATCCTTCATCTATCATATTCTCAAAACCTTTTACTCTATTCTTCCAACTATGGACTTTTCTACAATGTTTAAGTGCTAGTTTTGCCTGTTCATTTCTCCATTTAGTTGAAGTTATTAAATGTTCAAAATGTTCTACTGCTTCATCTACGGTATTAAAACCAGTTTCTAAATCTCCAAACAATTCTTTTGTCTCACTACCAATCTGGTAAACATATGGTACACCTTGACCTAATCCGTCCTGTGAAGACATTGCCCAACGGTTACCACCGTGGAAACCTGCAACACATTTATGTAATTCATCCAAATATTCTTGTCTATCAGCTGGGCCACCAAATTTAATAAAAGATAAATCATCAAAGTATTTTTTTAATTTTGTTTTAGAAGTTGTAGCGTCTGCCATTGTTAACCATAACCTAAAATCTGTTCTTTTAGACCTTAACTTTTTAATAATTTGTAAAAACTTTTCCCAACCTCTATAGTTATGCGTTCTATGATTGAACACTATATAAGGTCCTGATATTTCTTCTACATCTTTTCTAATTTTATCATCTTCAAATCCTAGATAAACTGGTCTCATTATACCTCTTAACTTATCAATTGTTTGTTTACTATAATGTTGTTCTGCTTCTGCAAGTGTATCATCTATTTGTGTTTGTGTATTAAAACCACACGCCTTCATTAATAACATACCACTAATATTGTTATGATAAAAACTTACCAACATATTAGGATTGTTTTCTTTGTTCTCTATCCAATGTGAATAACCAATTACAGGAGAGTCCTGACTATATAAGTTTATCATATTATTCATTACATTGGTTGTTTGTTCTGGTAAATGTGAAAACACCAAATCTATTTCCATAATTCTATTGTCTAATATAGTTTTCCAAAAATAGAAATCATAATGAGACCTCATAGAATTTGGAAATGTAGGTGTATTAAAAATGTATTGTTTAACATTTGGAAAATCAAACTCTTTACAATGTGATGGCATTGGCATATGAAAGAATAAATCTTTTCTCTTCTTGTTTAATTCTTTAATGACATTGGACATTACTAGAACATAACTATCTTTTGATAGTTCTCTTTGTTTAGTAATATTAGGTACAACTAATATTTGGTAAATATTTTCTTTGCCTAATGGTTGTTTGTTAAAGAATTTATCTAATGTCATTAGCTAATCTCCTTGCACCATAAGTTATCATAAAATCTGCACCAGCTCTTTTAAATACTTCGTATGTTTCTCTTAAACTACCAGGCGCACCAATACCTAACCACTCACCCGATACTTGATAAGCACCACAAGGTTTGCCTGTTGCTTTCTTTATGCCATAAATTAAATCTATACTTGTCATACCTGGTTTCACCATTAATTCATCTGCACCATCTTGAGCATATTTTATAGACCTTTTAATTGCACCTGCTTTATCTGATACATCTAATTGATATGGTCTTTCAATCCCTTTCGGTATCGCCATAGTCTCACGCCAACCTCTATAAAAAGTAGAACGGAATTTTGTACTATAACTCATCACAGGTATATTACCATCTTTTATTGATTTAATATTCTTAACCGTATTATCTTGACAATCACTTGGTGCTATTGTAGCACCTGAAGCTGTGTAAATATCTTTTGCTTGTTGTAATAATAATTTATCTGTACGCTCTTGGTCTCCTATAATGCAACAATGTCCGTCCTGTGTATAAGAACATAAACAAATATCTACATTTAATTTAATAGGTAAAGTTGAAAGACTAGCTGCTACTACACATACTTGGTCAAATTTATGGTCATCAATTCCTTCTCCAGGTCTCCAACTATCTGATTTTTCTCCTAGTTTAAATTCTGGAACATAGAATAATAAAAACTCTTTAACACCTAGGTCTATATCTTTCTTAACTCTTTCGTTAATTTCTTTCCAAGCATTAAAAATTTTATTATCTTCACCTAATCCAGTATCTTTTGTTCTAGGTCCAGCAAATATTGGTTGTATTAATCTCATCTTATTATATCAATCTTGTCCATAGTCTGATTGTTCCATACTTCGTTTTCAGTTCTTAATTTATTATCTGTTTTTAATTTGTCATATCTTTTTGTTGCTTTATTCTTCCACCATTTTACAATATTTTCTAATTCAAATTTATCATAGTTTTCACCTTTAATTAACTTATCGGTCTTACCTAATAATATATCTTTGACATTTGAGAAACCATAATCTGACATATAAAATCTTTTTTGTGTTGTAATACCTTCTGCCTTTGCCATAGATTTAACAAAGGTATCATAATCACCACTACCTTTTAATGCTCTCTTAACCATACCAATCATTGCTGTGGTAATTTTTAACTTTCTACTAGAGGCACCTTTATGTACAATATCATCACCTATAATATCTTCAATATAACTTTTTAAATTAAAATAAGTTTCTTCACCTAAAGTTGGTACAAATTTTGACATTGTATCTCCTTTATATCTTAAATATGGTTTCAGTCCATCATACATAGATGTACCTTTTATATTACCATATAAACTTGTAGTTTCAAACAAACAAAATTCTGTATCATATTTCTTATTTAGCATTTCTCTTACTTTATGAGAACAACAAATCAATGCCAATAGTTTACCACCAAGATAATTAAAACCAAATGGTTGTACTGGTACTATATTGAAACCCATTATGGCCCTTTTATTAAAGATAGGTAAATCTGGAGTACCACCCAAATAATTATTTCTTGGTTTAGAATTGATAATAGGCGAACCTAATTTAATAAATCCTATAATAGTATTTGAAGTATTATCTTTAACAACTAATTTTAATTCTTTACCTGGCGCCTGGTCTGGAGAGAAACTAGCAATCATTTCCAACATTGTATTAAAAGTGGAGTGTTGCATTTCAACCACTTGTATATCCATATCTTCAGGTTTAATATTATAATCATTAAACATATCATCTTCCAATCCAAAACCTGGTAGTGATGGTGGAATATTCTTAACTCTTTCAATCTTTCTCAATCTAAAATAGTCATCTATACGATTCAAACTATCAAAATAATCTCTAAAGATTTTAGAGCAATGTAATGCTTGTTCAACGTTTAGGGTCTTCATCATTCCACTTCTTTAATAACCATATCGGTAATATATAAACTAATACCATAAATAATATAAAAATTAATCCTACTCCTATCATTTCCATCATAATTCATTCCCCCAATTATCCCAACCATCTACTTGTTGTCGGGCAAATAGTTCTATTCTTGGCAGATCACCTGCCAACTCTATAATTCTTGACCTAACCTCATCTGGTTTTCTACTATGTTCTCTTCGTTCAGCAACCACTAATCTATCTACATTGGTACCAACTCTATGTGGTTTTCCTTTTGTTGCCAAGATACATATTTCAGGATTGGCTCTTGTCCATAATCCTGTACCTTTAAAATAATAATTCTTAATTCTATTCTTGTTAGTTTTTATCCAATAAAATCCTACCGTCTTATATTTAAAACCCCATTTCTCAACAATTGGTATTTGTTTATGTAATAATGGGTCTGTACACCACATAAACAATATACAATCTTTATCTGCAATATCTCCAACTGGTAAATCTTCAATCTCTTTCATTGTCATTGTTGGATAATGGTGTATAGGATTTGTTTGTGCCTTATCATTATTCCAATTCTGAAAATGCCAAGGAGGATCGGCATAAATTATATTATATTTTTTCTTACTTAATTCCAAAAGTCCTCCAAACTCGCCACTCGTTCATACTTCCAACCAATAGAGTTTAATATAAATCTCAATGGGTCTAAAAATGTTTTTTCAAATTGAGTTGTATAATCTATATACTCTTGCAACTTAAATTCTCTAGGTAATTTTGTAAGATAACTAATAACACCATACTTAAATGGATTAGGTTCTTTTAATAATATAAACTTAATCTTATCTCCTTCTTGTATCAATGGATATTTAGCAGTAAGTTTAAGTTGTTTTAAATAATGATTGTATATTAAAGACCCTTTAACGTGTATTGGACAACTCTTCTGAAATATATTACTAGCGTCTGAATATTTTTTAAGATTATTACAAGACCTTGGAAAAGCAATCGCTTCTGGTGGTAGTCCTTCAAATTCATTTTTAAACTTATCAACAAAATTAATTAAATCTGGTTCTTCCTTCTTCATAATAATATCAATTGCTTCTTTAATTCTTTTTCTACAAATTGCTGGTGTTGAAGATTTAACTGCCTCAATTCCCATAATTTTCATTTTAGGTTCAGCATATCTAACGCCTTCACTATCATATACATTTAACATATATCTTTTCTTTGATACCCATATACCTTTATCAGCAATAACTTCTCTTGCCATTTCCATTTTTTGGTCAAAAGCATTTGTATATTCTGCAAGATCTTTATAACACTTATCAATATATGGTTCAAATTGTTTTTCACACGCCTTGTTTAAAAATTCAACTACTTGGTCTTTTGATTTATTACCACATATTTTTTCTACTAACTTATCTAAACACACATAAATTGAATCTGTATCAGACGCAACTATATAATCGTGGTCATCTGTTTTTAATAAATGATTTAAATAATCGTTCATCTTATTCTCAATAAATTTAATAACATACTGACCTCCAGTAGTTATCGCTGTCGCTTGTCTTACATCATAGTATCTGAAAAATTGGTTACCAATAGCACCATAGGCACTATTCAATGCAATCTTTCTTGACCATTGTATATTATGGAATCTACTTACCTTTTTTAATAAAGACTTCTCTTTTGTTTTTTCATATTCTTGTCTTGCTTTAATTTCTTTTTGTTTAAATTTAACTCGTTCTTTATACATTGTCTCCATCATATTAGCAAGAAAACCTTGACTATCGGTTTTAAACAACGCACCATTTGGAGTTATACACGCACCTTCTTTTTTAAGATAACTTAAATCTGATTTTTTATTTAATAAATTACTTACAGAAACTCCATTACCTTTCATACCAATAATTTTTTCAGGTGAAATATTATATTGCATAATTAAATGTGGATACAAACTATTTAAATCAAATGACACTACCCACTTATGCATACCAACCTGTGGATCTTTTACATATGCACCAATATATTTTGTATCTTTACTATGTTCTTCTCTAGGTGGTACAGCAATCTTATTTTTTAATAAGTGATTATAAATTAAAGTATCCCAAGTTCTAACTTGACTAAACACATCTGAATAATTTACTTTAGCGTCATACGCCATAGTTAAGACTAGTTCAATTAAACCAAGTTTATCTTCTAGTCTATCCACTATTTCAACATCTTGAATATTATAATCTATAAAAGATTGTAAATCTTTAGTGTACCATTCTTTAAATGTATCATAAGGGTTATCATCTTTCTTTTCGCCTAGTTCTACTTGACCAATCCAATCCAATCTATAACTCTCTTGTCTTGTTGGAATATATTTTGTATATAAATCCAAATAATCTAACATTGCAATACCAACCACATTGTATACCGTTTGTGGTCTACCTCTTACTTCAACCGTTTCTTGTTCAACTATATTCCAAGGTGATAATTTTCTTATTACTTTTTCATCTGTTAATAATTTAATTCTATTGCATAGATATGGTA